CCGCAGGCGTGAAGCCGGCGACGACGACCGTCATCCCGGTTTTCAGGTTGTGCGGGTTGGCCATCGTGACGGTGGCCAGCGTGCCCACGCTCGTGATGCTGGTGACAGTCGTGTTGAACGCGGCCCCGAAGATGTTCCCCCAGGCGCTCCCGTTGTAGACCAGCGGCAGATCTGTTCCGTTGGCCATCACGAGGAAGTTTCCGCCCGACGTGCCGAAGTTTGCATGCTGCCACTTGTCCGCCGCATTGCCTGTCACGGCCGGCGAGCCGACGGCGCCCGAGCCGCTCACGTCATAGATGTTCGAGCCGGCCGCAGCGAACAGCTTGCTTGATCCGGACGGCGGCGCATACGAGCACAGGGAGTTGACGGTGCCGGTGATGCCCGTGGCGTAGTTGGTGTAGCCATAGCGGAGCATCACGTCGTACGGCGTGCAAAAGAAGTTCTCCAGCATGACGGCATCCGTCGGCCGCATTTCGGCAAGCGGGTCGCGCGCATTCCAGCCACCCACCGGAGCCGATACGGACAGCGTGCGCGCCGTCTGTGTGCGTCTTAGCAGCTTCTGCGGGACGCGCATCGTCAGACCCCAAACGAGCCGCGCGGCACGAGCACGACGGGCTGGATATCAGGAAGTGCGCCGCTCATGTCGAGCTTTGGCTTGCTGCCATCCCGTGCCATGGCATCGGCCACCCGGCGCTCGTATTTTGTGAAATCCTCTGCGTAGTCTAGGCCCTTGGATGCCCGCCAGCGCCAGATAATGCCCAGCACCAGTAACTGGCCGTCGAGCTTGGGCGTGTCCGTGTCACTCGTCCAGGTGTCCGATGTGCCGCTGGCAGTATTGACCCAGGCGCGCGATTGGTACTCGAATGCGCAGGTTTGGCCGGCGACCGGGTTTGGATAGAAGTTGATGGCGTCCGCGATGATTCGGAACGAATTGAACGGGCCGTTGATCTGGAGGGCCTTGGACTGCTGCCAGTCCTGTTGCGACTTCGGGCCGTACACAGGGCGGCGCAGCGTGCGATTCCAGATCGTGTCGTTGACGATGTAGTCAAAGCCGGTCGTGATCGCCGCAAGCGTCGTCTGCACCTGCGCCGCGACGGTCGTGAACGTCGCCTCGACCTGAAGCGCTTCCCACGGATAGCGTGTGGCGAGCTCCTGGCCTTCCTCCTCAGCCAGGGCGACAAGCTGGATGATTTGCTGATCTGTTGCCGTGACGGCGGCATTCGGCGACAGAATGCCGATGCGCTTACATGCGGTCTGGATGATCTGAAGGCACGTAAGCGCCATGTTTTACTCCACGGTTTCAGCGCGCGGGCGGCCGCGCTTGGGCTTGTCTTCTTCGATCGCATCCAGGCGTGCAGCGAGTGCCGCGATTTGCTCTTGAAGACGGCGATTTTCTTCCTTGGTGTCGGCCAGTTCCTTCACGACCGGCGACAGGTCTTTCTTCGCCTGGATGTCGCCCCGGGCCAGATCGCGCAGCACGCGCCCATCGAGGCCGATATCCCCGAGTGCCGAATCGGGCACGGCGGCCAGGTCTTCCACGGTCGGAAAGCGGCGTGCCAGTTGCTCGCGGCGCGACTTGAGGATCCGTTCCCACGTGATCAGGGGGGTACCGTTGCGCGGGATCTCCTTGCCTTCGCGGTGCAATTCCAGCCCGGCCTGGAACTCCTTGACCCACGTGAGGTCATAGCGGCCGTCGCGCGCTTCCTTCATCTTTCGTTCGATGAACTCGTCCGCGAAAAACTCGATCGGGTCGCCCTTGTGGCCGTGCGGCGCAATCAGGATGAACGTCACAACGCGCGGCACTTCATAGCCGTGCTCGGCGGACGCAGCGGCATCGACGCCGTGCTCGCGGTCTTGGAACATGAAAAACGGTACTCGGGACATCGGGTCGGCGTGGGCCATTGGGTTCTCCTGTGGTAAGCGGTAGCGCTTATCGATGCCCTGCCAGCATTGATAAGCGCCCTCGTGAAGAGGGCGCCGCAAGCGATCAGGTGATCGCGCCCTGGGCGTACGGGTAGTTGATGACGCCCGAGCCGTACCCGGTGTAGGTGCCGGTCAGGGTGATGCTTCCGGTCGCCGTCGAGTTCTTGTCGCCGAACGTGCCGATCGCCGAGCCGGTGTAGATACGCCGGCCGTCCGGATCCAGGCCGGCAACCACGGTCGACGCCGGGATGCCGGTGCCGGACAGCGCCATGCCGAGGAAGAAGCCGTCGTAGCCCTTCGCGCAGTACAGGACGTTCGTACCGTTCTGGGTCAGAGCGGTGACGGTCGTGGTGCCGGTGGCGGCGACGCGGTTGCGCACGCCGACCAGCTGCTTGCCGGCGGCGAGCGTCCCGGCAATGCCGGCGGCGGTGATGCCGATTGCGGTGTCTGCCGCAACCGTGGCGTTGGTCTTGTAGACGGCGCGACCTTCGAGCTGAACCCAGCCGTACACACCGGATGCCATCGGTGCCATGGCGACGGCAAGCGGGAAGCCCTGGTTGGCGGTGTTCGGCAGAAGGGCGCCATTGAAGGTTTCGTCCCACATCACCAGCGAACCCTTCAGGATCGCGTCGGCGCTTTTGATGTACATGAACGTGCCCAGACCCCAATACGGGTCCACGGCGACGACTTTGGTGCCCAGCACATGACGTTGGGTGGTGTCCGGCGTGAACCAGTCGTTGAACGGCTGGGTTCCGGCAAACCCATTGATTGCAGAAAACATGCTTGTTCCTTTCGCGCCCGGAGGCGCCCAAATTGGATTACGCCTTCATCACGCCCATGAGCGACCGGTTCGACACGGCCAGGTTTCCCTGCCAGATGATCGTTTTGACCAGCGCGTCCTGGTTGATCGATTCCACGTCATCCAGCATCGTGATGTTCGCGTCACGGTGGGCAACGAGGTCCATGTAGTTCGTGTTGAGGAAGTAGGCGTGGGCCGAGGGGATGCCGCCCGACGAGTCGAAGAACACGTCGGCGGTCTTGTACTTCATGCCGATCATGCCGCCCTTGCCGGTGTCGTCGCTGGACGTGTAGCGCTTCAGCGAGGTTTGCGATTGTTCGTAGAACGTGAAGTAGTCGTCGCTCATCACGATCAGGTCCGGCATGTCCATGCCGCGCGTCAGCTTGATCCACAGCGGCAGCATCAGCGATTCGATGGTGGTCGCGCTCGGGGTGATCGCCGAGCCGCCTTGCAGCGGGGCTGCGGCAGACTGGACGATGTTCTGCCAGAAGCCGTAGGTCGAGCTGTTGATACCGCCCACCGTGCCGGTGCCGGCGTCCGCGATCAGGGCTTGCAGGCCGTTAATCTGGTTCGCCGCGGTGCCGTCGCTGTACAGGTCGGCGGACAGGCCGTTTGCGAACGAGTGCTGCGCGTTGCGGATCTTGGCCTTGACGAAGTTGATGATGCGGGTTTCGCCAGAGTTGGTGCGCATTTCCAAGCCCGAGACGGCCAGATTGACCGCGACCTGGCGCCATGGGAATTCGGCTGCCGTCAGCACGTCGACGGCGGAGATGTTCAGCACGTCATAGCCGCTGTAGCGCTGGTATGTCGAGTTGGTCGCGTATTCGAGCGGCTGCACGATCGACAGGCCGCCGTCTTCGAGGCGCACTTTGCCGCCGGCTGTCAGCTTGCGATACAGCGCGTTGTGCTTGGAGATGTTGTCCGCGACCTCTTTCGAGTGGTTGCGGAAGGTCGTCGTGACCAGTTCGGAAAAGACGGCGAAATTGCCGGCTGCGTAACCTTGTCCCGGAGATGCCATGTTAAGGGGCTCCTAAAATTTATGCGGCGCCCGTCAGTCGACGGAACGTTTCGCGGATGGTGTCGTCCATAGAACCTATGGGCTGGGCTGTTGGCATGGCCGGGCGACGCGGTACGTTGACGCTTGCCGCCTGCTTTGCCGCTTGCGCCTTCTTCGCCGCTTCCTCACGCTGCGCGGCAGCCTGCTGCTGTAGAACAGCGGCCCGCGTGGTTGGATTGGCGTAGACGGCTTGCTCATAGGCATCCGCGAGGTCTTTGGCTTGCCCGGCTTGCAGTAGCGCGGACATGTGGCCTTTGACGGCTTCGAAATGACTATGTGACGGGTCCGCAGCGAAGGCGGCGATCTCGCTGTTGAGCTGAGCCTCGGCTTGCTGCTGGGCCGTCTGTTGGTATTGCTGGAGCTGCGATTGAAGCTGTTGCGCGTGGTTTTGCAGCGCAAAGACGTTCGGGTCGACCTGGGCCATGTGCTGCGCTGCGGCCGGCAGGTCGATCCCGTAGTTGTGCGCGAGCTGCGCGAAATATGCGGTCTTTTCTTGCGGCGAGCCGTGACGCAATTTGTGGTCGGCCGCCATCAGTTCGCCAATGGCGCGATCGGGCGAGATTCCGAGCTGCTGGAGCGTTTGCTGGTACGGCGCCATCGCGCGCTCGACGGTCTGCGCGAACGCGGCCTGGGTCTTGTACTGCTCGATCCCGCGATGCATGTCCTGCTCGCGGCGCTCGACCTCGGCGCGCACTTCGGGCGGGAGCGCGGCCCACTTTGCGGCCACTTCCTTTTTCCATGTGTTCGGCGGCGGCCTGACGGCATCAGCCGGCGCGGCGTCAGCGGGTGCTGCGTTCAGGTCGGCTGGCGCGGCCTCGGCGGCAGGCTTGGCGACGAATTTACCGGACGCGTCACGGATACGCTGTGCCGCTGCCTCCGGTTCTTCCACGGCACCAGCGGCCACGCCATTTTCTGGCGCGGCCACGGTGCTTTCATCGGGAGATTGCATGCTGCGCAGAGTCTCCCGGATGGTGTCATCCATGGACTTCGGCGCGTCTACGTGCTGGACTTCAACTTCGGGGGTAGCCCCTTGGTCTTCGAGAGCCATCTTTACTCCTGTCGTTGACCGGTATCCGGTCCTGGCGCCATCACGGCGTTTTAGCTACTACATGCTCAATTATATGCCTATCTGCAAGAATTTCACCAAGGAATTGATGCAAATTGGCAGTAAATTGCGCTGATTATGAGAGTGCGGTTTGAATCTGCGATGCCGCCTGCGCGGCGGTATTGGATGACGTGACTTGCACCCAGCGGCTGCGACCTGCGTAGGGCGCCGTGACGCCAACCGCGTACACGTCGGTGATGGTCGGGCCCGGGATCAGCGTCTCGATGTTGATGGTGCGGCCGGTCGACGCAGAGTCGAGTTGAGCCACGAGTTGCGCTTCTGTAAACGACATGATTTCTCCTATGTGGTCGCTAAAAGGGTAGCTTTTTTACTTGGGGGCAGGTCGGCCCATGCCTGGCGCACGGTGGCGTCCAGCTTCTGATCCAGCTTCGCCTCGTCCTCGGCCTTCCGCTTGGCGGCCTCGCGGCGTTCGACGTCCTGCCCTTCCCAATCGCGGCATCCGGCGCGCCTCATATCCTCGCGTCGCTCCGCATGGCTGGTGATCAGCTTGCCGGTGGCCGGAGATTCGTAGGCATCCCATGGGGCGATGTCCGGGCGCGCCATCGGGGCCGACAGGATCCGCTTGTCGGTCTTGGCGCCGCAGCACTCGGGCGTGTCCATGCAGGCCGAGACGGGGCGGATGTACTCGTGGTATTTGCCGCATTTCAGGCACAGGGCCTCATACGTTGGCATCAGTCGCCCTCCGATTGCTTGGCCGCGCTGATCTGCGCCGCGTCGAGCGTGGTCTGAGCGCCGATCTCGGCGACCTCGATCTTGGCCGCGTTGTTGATATGGGCGAGCAGGACTTGTAGTTGCTGCTCCATGCCCTTCATGCGCTCGTCGGACGCGATCCGCATTTGCTCGAGCGCCGCCTCGTTCTGCATTTGCAGGTGTGCGCGCTGGGCTTCGATCTGGTTCTGCTGCTCAACCTGGGCGGCCTGCATCTGCTGCTTGTGCGCCTCGGTCTGCATCGAGACTTGCGCTTCCATCTGCGCGCGCTGCTGATCGAATGCCAGTTGACGTTGGTTCTGCTGGTCGGCAATTTGAGCTTTCATTTGCTCCAGCTGCGCCGTCATCTGCATCTTCTGCTGTTCGATCTGCGCTTGGCCGGCGTTCGGGTCCGGCGGTGGCGGCGGCTGCTGGATCTTGGCAATCACGTCCTCGATGGCCGTGCCCATGCGCGCGCGGCGCGTCACGACGAGCATCAGCTCCTTCAGCACCTCGACGGACATCGCGCCCTGTTGCACGGCCGGGCCGAAGCCCTGCATGATCTGCGACAGGCCGGTCAACACCTCCTTCAGGCCCTCCATGTCGCTGTCCTGCGTGGCCGACAACGTGCTGTCGGTCTCGATGTCGATCCGGTACGTGCGCGTGGCGTCGTTGCGCATCGCCTGAACGACAGCCTCCCAGGTGATCGGGTCGGGCTGCTGTTGCGGCGGAGGCGGCGGCTGCTGGCCCGTCTGCATGGC